CTTTAAGTACAATAGTACCACCTTGTGCATGTTGAATCTGCAAGAAACCTGAAGCAGTTACGCTAGCACTTACATTTGCTACGTTAGCGGCTGTAATATCAGCAGCTATATTTGCAATTCCAGTTCCACTAACTACTACGGTTACTGCGGTTGAAAGTGCAGTGCTATTTGCAACACTAGCTTGAATAGTAAATGTTTCACTGGCAGTAAGTGGCGTTGCTGAATTTACTGTACCAGTAACATCCAATGCACCAAGTGCAAACCTACGGAATAATTTGTAAGTTACAGTATCGTTTTCAGTAACATCAAATTGCATGTAATAAGATCCAGCAGCAATTGCTTTACCGCCTGTTGCGTCAAGATTTTTGCTTGCAGTGCGATCGTTTTCATAAAGTGGAACACTAACTCCTTCAAATTGTGCAGTTGTTGAGTTATAAATAGCAACATCAATAAGTGCGCCTAGGTTACTTGAAGTTGTTTTAATCCAAGTACTTCCTGATGGACGCGGTACTGTGTCTGTTGATTTAAACTCAGGAACAGTGTAGTGTGCGCTCTGTTGTATTAGTGGGCAAGCAAATGTGCCAGCTGTTAGTCCAGCATCTGTAAGTATTGATCCTGCACCATTTGAAAGAACCAACTTTCCGTCTGCAACACTGTCTACACCTACTGCTAAACTAGTAGCATAAATTTCAATTTTGTTATCAACTGCTGCGGCTGTAATACCTGTAATATTTGCAGCGTTAATACTTGCTGCAAGATGTGCTGCTGTACTACCAGCTAAAGCTACGTTTGTTCCGTTAACACTAATAGTATTGCCGTTTGTCATGCCTGGACTTGCTACTGTACCAGAAGTTGTTGGATGACTTACTTGCCAAGCTGCACTACCAACTAGTACCCATGCATTGCTACGGTTTTTGTAGTATAAAGGATTACTTGTGTTTGTTGCTACAATAGCATAACTTCCGATTGCACCAATTGACGCTTTTGGAACTCCACTATCTAAGTCAGTAGTAGATGTAATAACTGTTGGAATTTTATTTGTAAATGTTCCAGCAGTTAAGCTCCATTCAAATACTCCCCAGCGGGTGTCAGTACCAGTGTCTAACCAAATAGCACCATTAGCTGGATTACCAAGTGGTCTGCTAGTACTTGAAGATAGCTCAGCTAGGTCAACATCAGCACGAGTAACATATACTCTGTTGCTGGAACCTAACAGGCTGTAAGCAGCCATTAAACCAAATTCGTTAATTTCGTGACCATTAATTGGAGTGCCACTAGCAGTTTGGTAAAACAATGGATTACCAAATGTTGATACCAATTCTCTTTGACTACCAATTAAGAAAGTGCTTCCTGCATTTGCAGCAGTTGTTCCAGCGGCGGTACCTGTACCGGTTCCACTGGTCTTATCTTGAGCGGTTGCTACGATAATTGATGCTACTGTTCCAGGAACATTCGCAACATAGTTGCTTTCGTCAATTACTGTAACTTCTACGCCGGGGGAGGTTAATGCCATATTTTTGCTCATCCTTCATACAGAGTTTTGTTATCATATATTTATCAATAGTTACAGAAAACACCTGTTTACTGGGTAACCTTTAAAGGACCATTAGATTTACGCTGATAAGTAATAGTATGAGACCTGTATGTTCACAGTGCCAAACACAGCCAGCAGCCGTAAATTATCATCTAAACGATAAAATTTACTATCGAAAGTTATGCAATCAATGTATTAAGGCTAAGAAAAAACTTACTACTAGACAACAAACAAGATGGGAAATAGCTGGATATAAGAAAACACTATCTTGTGAACATTGCGGATTTAAACCTGCTATGGACGGACAACTAGTTGTATTTCAAGTTGATAGAAATCAACAAAATGTTAATGTTGCAAATTTAAGAACAATTTGTCTTAACTGTAATTATGAATTATCTAGGTCGGGTTGGACCCAAGGAGATCTTGAAGAAGATCTGTAACTACTGTATTTAAATCTTCCATAGTTCCGTCATTAGTAATAAGATAGTTTGGAGTTACTCCGACCCAACTATATTCACTAGCATGTATATCTGGGTGTACTTGGAACATGTTCTCTGGTTGTGTAGCAGCAAAATTAAACCACGCTGGGTCATCGCCACGTTTAACCCGCACAATTACACCGCCTAGCCTACGTACCATGTCTATCTCATTTGGAAATCTAGCATCTGTAAGAACTACGTTGTCTATCGAATCTTTAATTCTTGATTCTAACCCTAGTATCCAGATATCTTGATGGAAGTGGTTCCTAAACACTTCAGTTCCCAGTAGTTGCAATGCAACCCTTGGTGAGAAATTAGGTATACCTAGTCGTTCGCTCCACCACTTATCGACCCCTTCGCGCCATGCTCTGCTTTTAGGAGTAATGCCTTCTAGCAGTTCTCTATCCCAGTTAAAAACACTTGAGGCGGCGTCTTTTAAACTATTAGCAAAACTCTCGTGTTTAAAGCCTTGTTTAATTAGTATATCGCCTACTGTGCCTTTACCAGAACCTATTAGGCCAACAATTCCTATGATCATCTCTTATTTTATCCAATGTACTAGTAAACAAATTAAATTTACTAGAGTCTAATTGTTTAACTGCCAACTGTGTCTTTAAGTCTGTCATTGTAGTGATTGCATTTAAATAATCATCAACCCGATTACTACTATTAAACTTTATTATACACTGAGATAAAATAGAAATCAAATTATTTCTCTTATCTTGATCGTAAATACACGGGTGTAAATGTAGTGGGCTATTGCATATATACATATCAGCACCGTAAGTATCTCGTTCATTATCAATAATATAATCTACCAACGATTCTAAATACGGAACACTATAAGCACTAAGCACAGTATTAAACATAACACTATGCTCAGTTTGCAGAATTCGTTTTATACCAGCGTCTACATCTAGCCATATTGTTCCAGATCTAATATACTCTGCAGGTTTACCCACAGCATCAATACTTAAGGTTATATGAACATTTTCAAATTGGTTTATTTTTTTAATAAACTGATCTGTAATTTTACTAGCATTTGTTGTTATTAAAAGACTTATGTCTTTGTGTTTTCCTATATCAATACATTTATCCAGGATAGTATAAAACTCATCTATAATCGTAGGCTCGCCGCCTGTAAACATTAGCTTTTTAACAGTTGGCAAATAGTTTATAATATCCGACGTTATAGCAGGAGTATGTTCTATATAATTTTTATCGAGATCATATCCATAAAATTGTGATAAATTGTGTACTTTAGATTCTTTAGCAATAGTACTACTAAAAATTGGCTCGCAGGTCCTGCATTTAAAATTACATTTATTGCTCAACCTAACATCTAAGTATTCAACGCTAGGATCTACTACCATACTGTATTCGTTAAGAGATCGTTGCCTTAAACTTAACTGTTGTGACTCTTCAGCTTGCTTGCATAATTTACATCCGTCAGGCCAAATATTAGATTCTAATTGATCTCTAATATGTAAAAGATTATCACTTTCCCAGAATTTAGAAGGAGTTAGGTCGCTGTCAACTGCATAGTTACAACAAGGTTTTGTAAAATTTTGCCCTACAAACATATGCATGTAAGGCAGGGGACATTTTATCATAGTATTATTATAACATTATTTTGTGTAATTAGCCAATAATAAAAGAGAGTGGATCTGAACCATCAATGTAGTTCTTAAGATCTTCCTCGAGTTGCGCCATCTCTGCCTGAGCTTCTGCTTTAAGTGTGTCGCCGTTTAGTGATGTACCACCCTGTGGCCCAGCAATAGTAGCAAACTTACTACGTGCTTCGCCTAGTGTAAACTTCGCAAGTGCTAGACTATAATCTTGAATCCATGGTTGAATTTGCTTGTCTTGTAGTAGTCCTGATTCAGGGCGAGTATTATAAACCCATAATACAACTTTTTCACCGCTATCATTAAATTTACGTAATAGTGTTACAGTTCTAGTAACTGGGTTAAACTCAAAATTAACAAACCCACCGAACATCCTAGCACTCATCTCTTGATACTGGTAATACATTTCATAGGTTGCTTGGCCACCAACACGCCCAGCTTGAAGCAGATAGGTGTTTACAAAAGCTGCTTCAAATGGTTCGAAGTTTGTACCAGTACCTGAACTACCAACACTTCGACGGAATACCTGTCTAACTTCTTGCACTTCGTCTGGCAACACATATTCTTGTTGTTCTTCAATAATCGACAGGAACAAATAGCTACTTTCAACACTGCTACCAGCTCGCTGGCGATACTTACGCAATGCTTGATCAATACACATAGTATAATGAGAAGGGTCAAGTTCAACATCCACCATATCTCCGCCTAAGCGGAAATAAATGTAGTCTGTAATATCTTTTCGTAACGTAGTTAGATCAGCCATTAATAAAAGTTCCTATTGCAGCAGGGGAAGGTTAGTCCCCCGCATAGTATTTATTTAGAAACCTTTAGTAACACTACGTGTTCATTAAGTCGGCCGTTCATTTTTGTCTCAGTTGCCTTGATATCTTTCATAAATGTACGCAATGCTATTTTGCCAGCCTTGCCAAACTCTTTAAGTTGTTGTTCAGGCTTACGTAGTGTCTTTTGAGTACTCAATTTTTCATCAAAAAACTGTACCGTTGTTCCTTTAACCGTAAGTCGTGCATGTTCTTCTGCTACATACCTACCTAATTTACGGTTCTTAGTGTTAAACATCCAAAGTTCAGAAGCACCTACTATTGTAGTAGGATCAATGCTAACAATCTTATAACGATCATCGTCTGTTTTAAACTTTAACTTAGAAACAATCTTATCAGCACTTTTAGGTTTAGGCTTTCGAACTGCACGGTTTGCTTTCTTAAGGTTAGCATATGCATCCAAATCACCAAATAGGCTGTCATAAAACTTAACAAACATAATTACATCTTTTTTGCTTAAATTGCTGTATCCTTCTTTAATTTGCTCCCAGTTATCTTGTTCTGCTTCACTCATTTTTTTAAGTTGAGTAGCTGTAGGCATGGATTGTAACAACGTAAACTCAGCAGCAATTGGCTCGTAATAACTGCGGATCTTACCAATATGTGCTTGGGCTACTGTATTAGTTTTTAGATAGTCAAATATTTTAGGAATATCTGAGCTAGGTTGCATGTCAACCCATTCCTCAAGATCGCCAATAATTTCACTTAGTTGTTCGTTCATCCTGTCTTGGATAGTAGGCTTGTAAACATTAACCTTCTGTTTAGCTTTTGTCGCTTTAACCAATGGCTTTCCCGATTCAGCTAGTTCAGCAAACCTCTTTGCCATCCATTCATGTGTTGATTCAGGTATAGGATCTACGTCAGACAATCCATCATAGTAGCAATAGGCCGCAATATGATTATATGTAAAATTAAACTCAGGGTTAGCAAGGATAGATCTAGTGGTTTCTTTGTTAAATTTCTTTTTAATATATGATTTAATAATTGCAGAACAAACCTTTGTTTCAACATCCGTATGAAAGGCATTGGTAAAATATCTAATTCCACGCGATGTATCAAGTGATAATATACCAGTCTTAGCTTTTCTTGCGTTAACTTTCTTCTTTTTCTTAGTCGTTAGAAGTGAATTTTTCGCCATTGTATTCCTCCATGCCCTGAATAAGGCTCATGATGTCTGCAATATCAAGATTGTCTACAGACTCGTTTGCTACTGTCTCTACCCATTCCCGTTGGAATGTAGATATAGGTATTTCTTTTCGTGTATTAAAATCAACAATCTTTGCCATATTTAACTCTTTCACTTTAGCTTACATACATAGTAACACGCATGCACTAAATGTCAACCATTAACCGCTAAATATTTCTGATATGACTGAAGCGGTACCATATAAATTTCCAAAAGACCGTGCAGAAGATGCAAGAATAGAGCATCAGCGGCAGATGGACCGCGAATACGACGAAAAATTTAGTGAAAATCAAGATAATGAAAAACAAGTTGCAATACAGCAAGCTAAGGATCAAGCTAAAAAATTTAAAGAAAAAATGTTAAGGGCTCAACAAGCTAAGACAAACGCTCTTTTAATTGAAGTAGGGCGCAACGGAATATTAATATTTATTTTGTATGTTGTTTCAGACGCATTGTTAAGATATATAATATTTCATTTACTATAGAAAATTACTTTAACGAGATCACATGCACCTCTATCCAGAAATGTAATGTTATAAGACCCACAACGAAGAGTGCTTGAAAAAGTAGCAGATGCCAGTATTTTATCATCTAGCTGTATTTATTTACAAACTAGATCCCATATAAATACTATAACTAAGTTAAGGATTCTAAATATGCCTAGAATATCCATGTGGAAAGAGGGAGCTCATTCCAATGATTTTAAGTTCTTTGATCGTGCAATTAAAGAACAATTCACTGTGGGCGGCACAGGAATATTTATTCACAAATATCTAGGTATTATGAATCAAGGTCCAAGTGACGATCTTAGCCAGCCTCAAGCGGCAGAAGATGATCCGCTTGCTATACAGGATTTTTTATTCTTAGAAAATAGAGATAGAAAGTACGACCAAGACGTATATAACCTGCGTGGCATATACAATGTTGCTGACACTGATTTTGATTTAAGTCAATTTGGTTTGTTTTTGCAGAACGATACACTGTTTATTACATTCCATCTTGCTGACATGGCTAGCATACTAGGCCGAAGTTTAATGAGCGGTGACGTTTTAGAATTACCGCACCTCAAGGATTATAACAGTTTAGACACAAGTCTTGAAGTTGCTCTTAAACGCTATTATGTTGTACAAGAAGGAACAAGACCTACTGAGGGATATAGCCCGTCGTGGTGGCCTCATCTATGGCGTGTTAAATGTACTCCACTAGTAGATGCTCAGGAATACCAAGATATTCTTAATAAGATACAGATTGACGAGAACACTGGAGAAAGCACAGGCAGTACACTTAGAGATCTTCTTAGCACTTATTCTAAAGAGCTAGAGATTACTAATAAAGTAGTAAAGCAGGCAGAAGTAGAAGTTCCTAAGAGCGGTTACGACACTAGCAAGTTTTATGTGGTTCCAGCAGATTCAACTGGCAAGCCCATGGATCCACTGGGTTACACCGCTGATGCTTCCAATCAGACATCCGATAGTACTCTAATAACTGCTGATAGTACTCGCATAAGCCCAGAAAACTCTCTTGCATACAGCGGATACCTAGTTGGTGACGGGCTTGCTCCTAACGGTGAAAAAGTATCAATGGGTACTAGTTTCCCAGTTGACGCAGTTGAAGGGGATTATGTTCTTAGAATGGACTTTTTACCAAATAGACTATTCCGTTTTAGTGGCACACGATTTGTTAAGGTTGAAGATAACGTTAGAAGTAAACTTACACCAGGAACAGGTAATACTTTACGTGATGGATTTATTAATAATAGTGCTACTACTACCCAGGATGACAACACGGTAATATCACAGCGTCAAGCATTAAGCAAGGCTCTAGAAATTCAGGAAGATGAATAATGCCTCAACAGTTTTTTTACGATAATCAAATACGCAGGTTCTTGCTACAATTTATTCGTGCATTTTCAAACTTTCAGGTTGAATTTGGCAAAGACAGAACAGGTAATACTACATTGCAAACTGTTCCTGTTAAGTACGGAGATGCTACTAGACTAGTATCTAGTCTTCTTAGAGACAATAGTGAAAACAA